GTTAATAGCTTTGACTGTCAATAACTTAAAACCCCCTACCCTCATACTCAAGCACTTATACATATTGCTTACTTTCTTTACTTGTTTTAGTATTATGACAGCTTTCACATAAACTCTGCAGGTTATCAATGGCCCACTTATCGCCACCTAAACGAACTGAATGGATATGATCTACAACTTTAGCCAGTGTTACTCTGCCATTACTACTACACTCAACACACAATGGATTGGCTGTGATAACTTGTTTACGTAACGTACGCCACCTATTTGAATGATAAAAGGTATCATTGTTACCTGACCATTGTCCAGTAATGTTCTTAGCTATGTTGTATAGTGCTGGCTTAGCACTTGGCTTAGTTGGCATTATCCTAAGTATATAGACTTGTTACCTATTATATTACTTCTATCCACTACAACTACACCACCATCCATTATAAGTTCATTGAAGTAAGCCCTACTAAATTGTAGCTGACTATTCAATGCTCTTTGGTTATAACAGTTAGCTTTCACATAGTTAGCGTTATATTCTACTATATGATAATAGTATTTAGTCTTTGTATCTTGTATTGATGTACCTATCATAGTTACAAATGTTACGCTATTTATTATATGGTAATTAACATCGTATCAACATAATGTTATTAACTAACCTTTGATACTTATCAATAACACTCTTATCGTAGCTTAATAGGTTATCAATAGTCTTTATTGCACTAATGACTGTAGTGTGATCCTTACCCATTCTATTCTTACTATTATAGTTCAATCCAATATCTTTTAGCCCTAGTGTTGTATGTTGTTTAATTAGCTTCATACTCATTTGTCTTGCTTCACATTGTATCCGCATACGTGTTGAAGCAATCAATGTATCAACTGTTATGTTGTATTCATCAGCACAAAGCTTAATTATAAACTCAGCTACTTCAGCATCAGTATTAACTTCTTTATTCTTGCAATATAACCTAACTGATTGGTTAGTACATTCTCTTATTTCCTGCTCAGCTTTAAATAAAATGCTGGCTATTATTTCTTGTTTTGTCATATTTTTATTTATTAAATTGTTGTTGCATCCATTTAGCACCTCTAAAATAAGCGTCTATTTCAGTTTCGCATCCACTACCATACCATTCTTCCATTGCTAAAGTAGCTTGGTCAAATATGTCTTTGTCTATTAGCTTTTGTACTCTTTCTTTGTTTCCCTCTAAAAATTTATTTAGTTCTATATCTATATTCATATTTTTATTTTTTAAAAGTTCTATTATAATAATGTAGTGAGTTAAGGTGAGTATCGCTTTTTATTAAAAATTTTTCAAGCATATCATCTTGACCATCTATATATGCGGACCTAATTTGTTCACGTTCTTTTATTTTAGCATCTTCAAATAAATCTAAAAATGAAGGACCTAATATCCCAAAACACTTTGATGTAATTTTATTTTGTAATTCTTCTATTGCTGTCATACTATTTTATATTTTTTATATTTATCCTTAATTAATTTATATCCTAACTCTTCATACATTTTTAAATACCTGTAAACTGACCTTTCACCTATTTGTAAATATCTTGCCATTGATTTTACTGGCCTTGATTTTACTTTTAAAAACTCAATCAGTTTAATTACTCTCATTATTTTATGCTGATTCATTTTTAAATGTTTCGTTATAGTATTCTTCTTTATCTTTTACCGACAATTCACTTTGTCCCTCTTCAAAAGCATTCATTATTTGTTGTTTTTCAATTTCTAAATACTTGTGAAAGTGATAAACAAACTCCCTGCCTTGTTGTGAAAACGTATTAAATAAATGTGGGTGCATTTCTTCTAAATCTGAAAATGCTTGTTGTAATGCTGTTTTATTTTCCATTATCGTTTTGTTGAATCTAATTTAATTGCTTGGTTAATTTCTATTGGTTTGCTTTCATCTTTCTCACAGGTATCTGACCAACTACAGCAACCTGATAACATTAGTATTATTATAAATAGTTTCATAACTTTTTAAATTCTAATTCTATTTTATCTAACATTTCAAAAACTAATTCTTCTATTTTACTAACATCAATATTAGCTTTTTTTAGTGATTTATCAGTTTTACTTATAAAATCTTTATTTGCCTTACTTAACCTTTGCATTACTGCTACTTCACTTGGTATCATTAATTTTTTAAGTCCTTCAATACCATCTAAATATTCCTGTTGGTGTTTAGCAATGATATAGGCCATAACACCCATTTCGCTTAAACTTTGCTGTAACTGTTCTTTTACGTTCATTGTATTAATCCTTTTTCTTTATGAAGGCAAAATGCTTTTTTACCTAATTTATTTAATTGATTTATTCTAAATTTCTGCAATGGCTTTAATGTATCACTACCTTCTTTACATTCTATCCAAGTATCAACTTCACCTAACTTCATACATAGTAAGTCAGGATAACCATTATCGGATAACTTAATAATGTTTAGCACAGTCCATCCATTTCTTTCATAATGCTTAATTACTTGTGATTGGAATTTACTTGCCATAATATTTATTAAATGTACTTAATGTAAAATTCTTTTTAGCCATAACTTGTTTGTAAATATGATGTTCAATGCCACCTTTGGCAAATATCCAAAAGACTTCATTGCTTAACCGATCCATTGTAGTTAGCCTATCCCTGCTTTGCCAATAACTAACTGCACTAAAATCAATGTTGTAATAAACAATATACTTAGCAGCACTTAAGTTTATTCCTTCTCTACCACTAACTATTTGCAAAGCTATTGATTTATCAGTAGTATTAAACTCATTCAAATCAGTTGTCACGGTTTCACCTAAAACATCTTGGATTACGTTTAATTCTTCTTTAAATTTATAAAATATTGCTATTTTTTGGTTTGCAAAATGATTACTAATAAATAAAGCCTTTGAATTATCTAATACCATACTCTTACCACTTTCAAACTTTACTGTTCCTGAATACATTTGATGTAATTTACTCATCATTTTAGCTCCAGTATCAGCAATAATAACTTCAGTTTTACCTTCAATTATATTATCATTTTTAAGTTTAGCAATCAAATCATAAGTGCTTTGTTTCATTTCAACAGTCAATATTTTCTCAATTACTTCAGATGTAAATCCAGCTTGTTTTTGAGTATAAGTAATAATATATGGCTGTATTGCTTTTTGAATCAAATCTTGTTTAGCATTACTATAATCTTTTACTATTGCATAACCTAAATACTTTTGACCAATATTAACATAATGTAAGGCCCATTCGTAAAAGTTTTTATATTGCTTAAATGGTGAATTATTACTAATCCAAAACTGATGAAATACCTGGCTGTATGATTCAGGATTCATTGTGCCACTTAATGCAATGATTGGCAAATGTCCAAAAGTTTTCTTAAAGTAAACTGTTCCTTTGGATGGCTTTGGAAACGCTCCATATTTATGGTGTTCATCCGATATAATCAAATCAAAATTACCTGTAACCTTATGTAAACTTTCAGCATTTATTACAGTCAAATTAAACTTAAATCCAAAATCATTATAATCATTTTCAATAGATTTAATTGCTTTCTTTTTAGTTACAAATAAAACATTTTTTGCACCATATATGTGAGCTGTGTTTAATGCAATTGCTGTTTTACCTACTCTTACCTCAAGTGCCAAATAAACAAAGCCTAAACGCTTTAAAATATCATTTGCATCTTTACTTATTTGTTCCTGGTAATCTCTTAATGTTTTCATATGTCTATTTTTATTGGATTTTCGTATGATCCTGTTGGTAATGTAAATTCAATCCAATATACATTATTAGTTTTTCCTTCTATAACTTTATAATTATGGTAATCAGCATATATTTTAAGCCATTTAGTTAATGTGTTTTTTCTTAACCATTTAGAGAAATCTGAATAATCACGAACCAACAAATTATATATTTCATCTTTTGGCAATCTTGTGTTCAATGGCAATGTTTCTAAATTAGCCCAATCAATAAATTCTTTCTTGGTTTCATTGATTAATTTTTTAAGTTCTAAGTTTACAAAACTGTTTTTAACTAATCCATACTTTAAATAAAATTGGCAGCATTGAATCATATAATTATCAAATCTTGCCCATTCCAATTCGCTCCAATCATCAAAAAACATATGATCCCATTCATCTAATGGAGTATATTTACTATTAAAATATCCACTTAACTCAACTTCAAATTTCCTGCGCTCAAATGATCCACCAACTCCACCAATTGTATAGTTAGTTGTAATTAATATTTTAGGGCTTTTATTTATTGGTAATTTAATTGCATCCTGGCCTTTATATTCTAAAGTTAATCCTTCAGTAATTAAGCTAAATAATGATTCAAAACTAAAGTTCTTTTTTACATCATCAAATACGAGTAATTGCGTATCAGTTCCAACTGTTTGATAAGGAAATGATTTAGTAAATTCAAATGTTTTTCCATCAATACTTGCAACTTTTTTCATTTTACCAAGTGCATTACAAAACAAACCTTTACCACTTCCACCATTTGGATTATCGCTTATAATTTCATCATTAAATATTACAGCTTTATTGTTAGCACTGGTCTTATAGCTGTGCAATAAATAACCAATTACTGATTTCATTGTGTTGTATCTTGTTACATCTTGACCTGATATAAGCCAAATAAACTTTCTAAATTCGCTCTCGTGGTGATCAGTTTCAACATAATCACGTGCTATAACTTGTTTTTTCCACACGTAATCTTTAATGTTTAAATAATCAATTTGCTCAATATTATCTTTTGTTATTCTTAATACTTTATTTTGAAAATATATAAAACAACTATCAATAGTATCTTCTTTTAAGTTAATATTGGCACTTTCCAAACAACTTAAATATTCAGATGTAAAATTTTTAGTTGTGCTTACCATCATATCATATGGAGCAAATCCTATATCAGTTCTTTTAAGTAAATATGTTAAAACATAATCCTTTATTCTTTTTTCATTAGTTTCTTCAATTAATCCTTGATGTTTTCTTATAAAAGTATAAGTATTGGTATCAGTAGGAAAATATTTAAAAAAATTGTTATCTTCTAACCAAAATTTATATTTATGTGGACTTACAACACATTTTCCTTTTTCATCATATTCCCAAAAGTTATCATTTATATTATTTTGCTTAATTTTTACAATACATTTTTCAACTTCTTCAGGTGTAAAATTTGGATAAAGCTTTATAATATCATTAGTTTTTGCACCCGAAATAACTTGTTTTTCAATCTTTTGTTTTGCTGTTCTATCATCAAATTGTTTAGTATTAAACTCTGATGTATGCTTATATGCTGAATCTATTAATTGCTGTACTTCTTTATCCTTATCAATACCGACCATTGATTTTAAAACGTGTTCGCATTCGCTTTTTGGTATTCCAAAAGTATTAAATGCTTTAGCTAAAATATGCAGGTTATTATTAATATTACCTTTTACTAATCCATATTTTTTATTCCACCATTTTAGTAATTTTTCAATAATTATTCTTTCAGATTTAATTGGAATACTTACTTCATTAGTTTCAATTTCATTATATTCAGGTAATTCTATAAACTCCCAAACTAATGAATCATTATTTTGAAACAAATCAGGATCATAAGACTCAAAACAAAATCTATCAATATTTGAACCTGATACATCCCAATTTGGACTATTAAAGTGCTTTTGTAGCGCATTAAAGTATTGTTTGTGTTCACCTTCAGTTGGAATCTTTACCAATACCTTTACACCTTTTCCGCTTGGGCTTATCCAGGCAGCAAATATATAAGCATCTTCTTTTAAACTTTCTTTGAAATCAATTGCTTTTTGCTCGGTTTCAAATTCATCAAAATCCAATATTATTAATCCCGATTTTTTATCTAATCCTTTTATTGATCGTTTTATAAAAGTTCCATTGAAACAAACACCACTTAATAATGCTTTTAATGGCTTTTGTTCATCTTTTGATGCTGTTGCTCTTATTTGTAAATTTAACTCTTTAGAAGTTCCATTTTTTATCCTATCCAATGCAACTTGCACTGGCTTATTAAAAGGATTTGATGTATCCTTAACTGTTTTATATATTGAAACTATCATACTGTATTAAACGAAAAAGCCCCAATTAGGTAGAAGCTAAAAGGGGCTTAATCTATATTTTAACTGCAAAAGATAAAATGCGATTCATATTAGTTGGCTTCTACTACAACTAACTTTTCAAAAGTATTTAATTATTTTATATTGTTACTATTTATTTTTAAACTTTACTTATTTAGATTAATTACAAATAATAAACCTTATTTAGAATGATTCTAAATAGTTTGGTACATTCCGTATAAACTTAAAGTACATTTATACTACTTTTATACTTAGAATGTACCTGTGATTTTCAGCACTTTAAACCTATTAGGTATAAAAGGTACATTTTATTTTCCAAATTTTTAAAAAAGCATTTTACAATTATAATTATTGTACTATTGCTAAACTGAGGAAATATTTTATACCTTTTATACCTATTTTTACTTAATTAATTTCAAAACAATTTAAATTGGTATAATATTTACCATTAAACTCCCTTGATTGCGCATTCAACACAGCGCACCTGAATAGTATTGTATTGTTTAAATTCTTGTTTACAGTCTTTGCAAAGTTTTGGTTTTATTTCTTTCATAGTTTTAATTTATAACAAAGTATTAGCGCAATACAAATGCTTCGCTTTGAACTTCGCCAATACGACTGTTAGCGGCAACCCTAAAGACACCGCAGTTGACTAATTTCATCGTAAAATCTTTTGTCCGACTTGACACACATTTTTTCATCTACCTCAAAACCCACAAAATCAAAATCGTTTCTATAACAAGCTATTCGACTGCTTCCGCTTCCTGTATGCGTATCAAGTATTTTTTTTACACCTGTTCCAAATTCTTTTAAAATCCATTCATAAAGCATTACTGGTTTTTGCGTGGGGTGTATAATTATCTTGTCTTTTAACAAAAATCCGTGATGCTGTATTTTTACAATTTTTGAAACAGTATTAAAAGAGGTCCAAGCCATTTCAAAATCAGAGTGCTTAAACGAATACTTGTCTTTGTTCCATACAATCCAACAACGGCTCTCTGGCAAGTCTTTTGTAAAGTAATTACCACCCCACATTATTATATTTTTTGATACCCTAAATAATTCAATAAAGTATTCATAATTTGGTCTTACATCCCACTCTTGCATCTCTCTCATTAACGTATTCATACGACACCCATCAGTATATCCGCTTATGCTTTTTTTATTATCAATGTTATAAGGTGGGTCGCAAATTGCAAGGTCAAAGTATTTGTCAGGATAGTGTTTCATTCCTGCAATACAATCCATATTATAAAGTTCTGACGAAGGGCAGCCGCTAACAGCACCCTTGCAAAAGCGGGGGTTCAGTGCTTCATTTGACACTTCTGTGGTAATATTATCATTCATCTTTCTAATTAAATTTAGTGGTTAAATGCCCCGCCTTCGCAAGGCTACAACTCGTTAGCGGTCAGGCTAAGAAACGACCTCGTAAGTATCAACTTCGACATCTTTAATTTCTACACCTTTACCAATGACAGGGAGTGTTGTAAATCGGTAATGAACCAAATCTTCAATCATTCCTTCTTCGTTGTCGTAATCTTTTACATAAGAACTCTCTGTATCTACTTCTAATTCATAGATAAATGTTGCTTGTACTTTTACTGTTTTTTTTGACATTGTTTTATTATTTAAAATTTTATACCCTTGTGAAATCAAGCCCGAACCGCTAACAAGGGCTTGTAGCAATAGGGGCAGAAGTGCTTTAATTCAGCTGTGTACTTCTAATCAGCTTTAGTGGTATATTGAACAGTAGTGCATCTAATCCCCTACTCCTACAAGCCCCGATACGTTATGTGCAAGGCTACTATTCCGCTTCGATATGATTATATATTAATTTCATTACCCAAGCATTTTCAAACTCATACACTCCGCAAGTCAAACAAGCATCTTCTTCGGTATCATAATAGTTTATTTTACCTTCTTCATTTTTCATAAAGTCCATATTTCTAAGGTCTATTATTACATATTGGTCTTTCATTTCGTTTTCAAATTAAATTCAGTGCTGATAATCCGCCCAGCACATAACAGTGGTTTGGCAAAATACCGCCACAAGCCTTTGTACTAAATTTCAACATTCTGCAAGGCGGTACTTCGCCAAACCACCAAACGTTAAAAGGGGTGGCAGTTAATACCACCCCCTTAATTTTACCAAGGTAAATCGCTAAATGCTTTACTTAAACTAATTGCATTGATATTATGATAATATTTGCCATTAAATTCTCTGCTATCTATACTAAATGTTACTTCTACCTCACCACCTACTTTGTGGTTTAATAATTCATCTTGTTTCATTAATGTAAAACAAATTAATTTGGGGTATTTCGGATCAAGTGTTTCAATTACTAATTCACTTTTATTCCATTCTTTACCTGCTTTTGTTAAGCCTGATACTACTTCACCGATTTGGGTGATTTTTCCTTTTACTTTGTACATATTTATTCGATTATTATTTGTTTTTTATGTTTATCAAAAAAGTTTTCAAGATCAATTTTTTTTACCCAAATTTTAGCGCCTACTTGAATAAATGGAATTACCCCATTATCTCTATAAGTTTGCCAAGTTTTTAAACTTATTCCTAATATATCAGGAATTTTCTTTGATTCGATAAATGATTCTTTTATATCATTTTCTGCTGTTTTGTTAATTAATAATGCTTTTATTTCTAAAAGTGTATTCATTAATTTTTTATTGTCGATTACTGTTATTTCCATTATTTATTTATTTAATTTAAATATTTTGGGTAAAAATATACCCCGATTAATTTTGATACAAATGTTTCTTCTCCTGAATTGTCTGAAGCATCTAAATTTGGAAATGTATCAAACTCCAGGCAAACATCTAAGTTTTTGCTACCATAATAAAAATAGCCTTCATCCCTAGTTATTGGTAAATAAGTTAATTCGCATTTTGCTATAAATTCATTAAAATCTAAAATAAAATGTCTACCAATTAAAGAATTTAATATATTTTCAGTATATTTTACAAATGGTGGACAAAATGAATTGTCTACTGGCATTTTTATGGAAGTAATAAGCTCCAATAATTTGTCATCTAATTTTATCCATTTAATAAATTTACCTAAATTATATAGGCCTACTTTTGTAATTCTAATGTTATTCCCATATTGATCAGGAACTAATTGAGCTGATTTTATTCTAATTTCCATTATTCGTATATTGATTTTAAAAATTTTCTTGCTTCGTTTATTCTTGTTTTAATAAATTCATATTTTGCAGAATCCCTACTAAATTGTTTAGCGTGCAATCTTTCACTTGCAGGAATTTCTATAAAACTTTTTATAGCTTTATCAGTTTTTACATCGCCACCCAATCCTTGAGTTTCAATAAGTCTATCAAATGCAGATTGAGTATAAACCATATTGGCTATAATTTGCACTTCTTCCCATTCCTCAATGTCACCTGCATAGTTTATTTCCTTAAATATGTTTAGATCAGGTGCATCCTCTAAAACATAAACTAATTGAAATGTTGGCCTATCGTACAACTCCATATAGCACTGTCCTTGCCAGTCATATAATTTATTGTCACTCGTTTTACTTTCGTGGAATGTAAATAAATCCCAACTGTTTTTGATGTCTATAATACTTTCACCTGTATCAATATCACATTCACCTGTTATAAAATCATTGTAAACACGTGTATCATTCTTTACATAATCTGTGTTAAATATGCTATTATAGCTTTTAATACCAGCATCTTCACAAGCAATACCTTTTTCAAGATACTTATTTGTAATTTCTTTGTATCTTCCATAACGTTTCTGCAAATACGTTTTAATTGCAAGCTTCTCACCTGTTGCGCCAAGCCCTGTTTTACCACATAGGCCACCTACTGCGCTGCTTCTAAATATTAAGTTATCTATCATATTATCGTATAAATTTTACTCTTACTGCATCAACCATAGAACCAAATGCAGCTACTTTAGTTACATACAAAATTAATTCCTTACCAACCCATTGCTCTATGTATGGTGATCCTGCTACTTTGGTTATTACTTTCATATTCTCTTTATTTAATATCATTGGCTTTTTAGCTCCTTTAAAATGTGCTAATATGCAATTTTTTGTTTCAAGCTTTTTGCCATTAAATAATTCAATATTTACATTTTCTATTTTTTCAATAGTTACTTTCAGTTCTTGACCTGGTTGAAAGTCATAACTTCCAATATATTTTGGATCAGTCATTTTTTTCCAATGTGTTAAATTTTCCATTCTTTAATTTGTTTTTTAGTTTCTAATAATTGTTTCTTATAAATCTTTACTTTGTCCTGCAATATAGCCAACTTATTTTCTTCTTGTTCTAAAGTCATTCTTTGTACCCTCCATCGTTATTGTATAGTTCAGTTATTGTTTCGTTTAATGGTAATCCTAAAGCATTCTTTATAGCTATTACATAAGGTAATTTACATAGTGTTGGTGATTCACTTATTATTTGCTTTAATACTGTTTGAAATTGTACTCCCATTTTATCAGCTATGTAGCCAATTGATTCTTGGCTTTCCAGTAGTGATAATACTACTTCTTTTTTTAATCGTTCTTTTTGCATAATTTTAAAATATATGTTTGTTTTGTTTTTTGATTTGTGTACACTCCACTTCTTTTAATTGCTCCACTTATTGAGCCACCTGTTGTCTTTAATAACCTACCTGCTTTACTTACACTTACCTTTGATGCTATAAGTTCTTTAGTCGCGCTAAAAATATCTATTAAAGTAGGTGCAAAGTTTAATTCGTATCTTTCCAATGGTGTCATAATGATGCTTTCTCGCTGATTAAAGTAAATACTTCATTGAACTTGGCATCAAACTCTTCAGCACTTGATTCTAATGGTGCTAAACTTAATGCACTACTGGTTGTACTCGTTGCGATTGATTCTCCATTTGAATAAGTACAAATTAAAACTGCTTCTTTGTCGCTTACTATCTTAAAATAATGGCAACTGTTTTTACGGTACGCAGGTAATTCTAACTCGTGCGTTTCTTCGATTGTTTTTTTGATTGTAATTTTCATTGTTTAATTTTTAGTCGTGTGTGATTAATAAGATAACGTATGTCATATAAAACATAGCTGCTAACATAAGTACAAATAGTACCTTTTCTAAAATTTGATTTTTCATTATTTTGTATTAAAAATTATTCCTTGTGAATTATAATAGTCTTTTACTTCTCTAATTGCATCGTTAAAATAGGTTACTGCAAAGCTATTTTCAAGCATATTCTTACCACCTATGTTGTTACCTGAATCAGTTAATACGCAGTAGCCTATATCTTTTTTATAAAGTATTAGTTCTACCATAAACTCATTTGTAATTGAGTTGTAAAATGTTAATGATGTGATTTTTTCCATTTTTATCCGTTTTTACAAAGTTTTTTTAATTCAACTAAATTTTTCATTTTATAATCAAATGGATTATTTCGAGTAGCATCAATTAATGGCATATTATTAGTTGTTGTTGTCCATGTTCTTTTAGTAACAGGACTTTGATAAGTTACTTTATAATGTCCATATCCTGAAAAGTTAAAAGTAAAATTTCCTAATCTTAATTTGTTTGAAGTATTCATAATTTTTATTTTTGTTATTGCTTTATTGCCCAACAAAGATAAATATATTTATTACAAAACATAATAATTTTTTTAATAATTTTATAAGTGTTTGATAATTAGCGTATTTATTTTTTTAAAGGGCATAAAAAAACCCAAATAACTAAATATTTGGGCTAAAAAGAGGAAGTAATAATGCTCAACGGCTAACTATCTTTTTTTGCGTTCTATCATAATTGGAAGTTATTTTTTTCTATAACTCCATTAGTTCATTTATTGCTGTTGTGCCATTTATTACCACTCCGCAACCAATCGCAGGCTTTTTACCGTACTTTGCGTATGAGAATGCTTGGTTTTTATGGTCTATTCCCGCTCCGATTTGCATTCCGAAAATTTTGAAGTTAGCACCTACAAGCCATTCAGTATATGCCTGTGTGTGTAAATGCCCTTGAACTGTACTCATCATATCACTTTTGCATTTAATCTTTGCTGTGCCACCCTCACCATGTAGGTATTGAACTCCATCAATAATATGTCTATCTACAAAATTCCATGTCGGAACTTCGAGAACATCTTTGTAATCACGAATCCATTTACTTGATATGCCACCAGTTTGTGCTTTGCGCATTATAAGTCTATCGTGGTTACCTATTATAACTGTTGCATTAGGGAAGTAATCATGCCATTTCTTAAGTTTGCTAATTGCAAACTCTAATTCATCGCCACCACCAATTGAATCAGGAATAGTTTCGTGATAAGATGCAAAATGATTGTCAACTATATCGCCTATAAATACAATATCCGTACACTTATATTTATTATAAATGTCTTTGCAGAAATTAAAATATCCATCCAAACAAAAAGGCTCGTGCAAATCTCCAATGACTAACACTCGTTTCTGATTATTTTCAATTCTTGTTTTCTTGATATTATCGTACTCTTCTTGTGTTATTCTTGGTCTCATTTTTACTTATTTTATTCCAAATAAATCTTTTAAATAATCAACTGTTACATCAGGTGGTGTAATATCTTTGACCTCGATAAAATGTAGCCTATCATTGATTTGTTTTTTTGCATCTTCAATATTCCTTGCACGTACAATTGTGTACATTTTACGACCATTGAATTCGTATGCAATCTTGTAGTCTTTCATAATGTTTCAGCTAATTCTTTTATGTGATTATCTATTGTGATATTGTTCCAAGTTAAACCGATTAGAATGGCTTTAAATGCGTTAAATAATTCATCTAAACCACAATCTTCACTTAACTCTATTGAATGCTTAGAATGGCTGTTTTCTGCACTTAAAATAATTTTATTCATTGTTCATTTTTTTATGAAAGTAAGCTATACCAAAATAAAATAAAATAAGTAATGGAAGGATATACCAATAATCAGCACCCAGTTGTTTATACCAAACTAATTTAGGGCAGTCTACTGGTACTTCAATCAATACTTTTTTTTCGTAGTATATTGTATCACCTTTGCACTTGCCTTCTATGTAAATTTTTCCAAATTTCTTTATATAAACTATTTCAAGTTTATCTTTTGTGATATAAACCGAATCAATATTATCATTGAATACAGTATCAACTTGAACGCTATCAATTAAAATAGTATCGTGGATTGTTACTATTACACTGGCTGTATCTTTTGAGCAAAACTTTTCAATTGCTCTATGCTTGGTGTAGCAACTTGATAGTAATAAGATAAGTATTGATAAAGTAATGATTGTTATTGATTTATATAAATTTGTTTTCATTTTTATTTCTTAGTTATTTTTTTTGATTATTTGTAAACAATGTTAAAAAGTAATCCTCTACCCACTAATATAGCCACCACAAACAATATTGATTGAGTTGCAACAAATACTACCCCAACAAGGCATAACGTTTGTAAAACAATTCCTAAATGCCAAGCATCATAAAACATTGGAAAATATTTATGAAACCAATTGCGCTTATTTTGCTCAGCATATTCTCGACTAAAAAACTTTCCATAAATAGCAAATGAATCATGATGGATAATTGAATCATTTGCAGCCCGGAATGCTGATTGTAGTAAAAGTAAAATTGCGTAATAAATCATTATCTTTTATTTTTTAGTTTATGTAAAACTTTTCTTTTTAAAGTCCAATATTTTTTATATTTTTTTATTTCTAAAATAAATATTTGCTTAGATAATTCAACATTCATTTGCGTTTCTTTTTTAAATCTTGATCCTTTTTTAAATCAATCTCTTTTTGCTTATGTTTTTCAATAATTATTGCAACTAACTGCGCGCGTTCTTTGTCTACTGAATCCACTATGAAATAGTAATAAATATTTTTTCTTTTTTAGATACCTTGTTTACAATTGACATAAATTTAGCATAAGCAGTTCTACTATTACCAATCATATTTACGCCTTTAGAAGTGCCTAAAAGTATGCATCCTTCAGTATCTTTTGAATAATTTCCCCAATGAATACGAACGCCCGCAAAATTTGGAACATTTAAAAGTTGTGGCATTAATTGTTGAAAACGATTACTGAAATTTATTATAACTTCGTATCTGCCTTTTGGAATTGCGGTTACATTTTGTATTTTTACTTCACGCTCTTTATCTTCCAAAGTGAAGCAATGAAATACATCATTTATAAATAGTTTTCCGATTGTTGAATCGTCTGTTTTTGTTTCTCTAATTAGTTTCAGTTCCATTTATTTTTTCTCCATTCTTTAACTTAATTACTTGTTCAGCTGTTATTATACCTAGCAATAAAAATACACCGCACAAATCAACTATTAAGAAGCTCACAGCGGTTGCTAAATCTACAAATTTATAATGCAAATAAGCCACACAAAACATTAAAGCAAATGCGGTTAATTTTCGCGCGCTTGCTCCTTCTTTTGAGTTATCAAAACTAGCAAATATGTAATTTAATATTTTCATTTCCTACTCCAATTTTTTATAAGTTTTATTGTTGAAAGTACCGAAAATACAATAGCTGTAAATCCTGCAATAAATTGAATTAATGGCAATAAAGCTAAGGCATAAGCAGTAATTACACCGCCCCATACAAATATGTTTTCAATAAAAAGAGTAATGTTTTTGTTCATGTTTTATAATTCAACTATTTATTTAAGGTAAAATAACTGCTCCATTTTGCCATGTAGCAGCTTGGGTTTGGTAAGTAATTGCACTTGGGATTAAATAGTTAGCAGCTAATCCAGTTTCAAAGCCTGATACTACTTCTGCGTGTTCAACTTTTGATACTGGCACTCCATTTGAATCAATTACAGTTGTAATATCAAAGTCAGTTACGGGAATACCATTTGTAATAGTATTTCCATTTCTATTTATAGCATCGTTTCTAGTGGTAACTTGAACTGTTGGAGTTACATAAGTGACTGTTCCGCTAAGTGTAATTAAATTATTAAAGGTTAATAACGAATTGTCTTGACCTAGTGCATTATCATCGCAGTTAAATATTCTGATACCTACAAAATTAACTGCAACATTATTTGCAAAAGTTACACCATACGCACCCCTTACCCATATTACATTACTTGAACTTCCGGTACAACGGAATATGTTATAACAAATATTAGGTGTAGTAACTGTATAGTGTGCGCCATAAGCCTTAACAACTATTCCATGTCCGTTACTATGCGTAATATCATTATACCTTACATCGTAATTAATACCCGAATGGCAGAATAATGAGTGTCCAGTACCTGCCCCAACAAATTCATTTACAATTTTGTTGCCATACACTTTACAGCCATTTATTCCATTGGTATCGCTTTCACCATAAGTTCCAATTTCTACAATTGTACTATTTATAGCAGTACCTATGAAAGTATTGTACATTAATTCAACTCCAGTAATATTCCCACCCGAATTTGAGAATAATGTAATTACTGAATGTACAGTAGTTTTATCAGTATATGACGAATGAACATAATTATATTTAACAATAGCATTATTACAAGCTAATAAGACCATTTGACCATCAAGTACGGTATTTAATTGACAATCTAATGATGATGGTTTTGTGCTTGTTGTAATATTCGCATTAATCCTATTACTTGTAATAATTGTTGCACCACTTGGGCTTAATGCAAATGCATAATTTGAAGCATTATCCAATACAGTTACATTAACCGATTCTGTAATAGTTGTAGCTGCTGTAAATTTATTGTGTTGGTAAACCACATTAGTAGTAGGATAACTTACCGTATAAGTAATAAATGATCCAATACAAGAATCTACTTGTAATAAAGTATGAAGCCTATAATTCCAAACTAAACCCCTTCTTTTTACTGCATTGATTACACAGTATTTAAACTTAATATATGGTAATGTACTGCCTCTATCTGCTGCAAATGTATCGCTTGCCGAATTATCACTTGTCTTGGTAATTTTACACCTCACAAATTCCATCCCTACTTGAATACTGAAATTTGTAGTACATCCATTAAAGTCACCCAATACAAATCCTTCAATTTTAGTTTGAGGGAAAAACACAAAGCTTGCATTTGCAGTTGGTTTTGAAGTTGCTAATCCTATTCCTAAAATATTTATAGGCGAAGTACTGTCAATTAATTTTTGTGAAGAAATATCGTAATTACCTGACTTAACATAAACAATATCTGATACTGTATTGTTTAACTCTACCAATGTTTTATAAGGAGCTGCCTTAGTTCCCAATGATGTTCCAGTAAAATTAGCATCCACCCATTTTACGTTTGTAGTTACTTCCGTTGGAACTCCAAAATAATTTTGACAAATAGTTAAGTCTGTACCTGATTTAACATTGGCATACATACACATATTTATTACACATGGTTCAGTTGTTTCAACTCCCGACCCATTTATAACTTGTGCTATATGCTTAGTAAATATTTTATGTGCATAGTCAATATCTTGAAATAATGAAACAACTGATATTTGATTTGGATTTCCTCCAGAATCATATAAAAAGTTATTTATGTCCGCTGCTATTAATATTGCATCTGCCGCAGGTGCTGAAATTGTAGCAGCACTTTTATAAGGAAATGCGTTTGTTCTTGATGAATCAAAATCATAATTGGTAATTAAAAAATTACGACCATTTGCAGTAGTATCCTTAAAATATTTACTGGCACCAATGGTTATAATTGTTCCGTCCAATCCAAATAACAAATCTGATTTAAATGGAAAATCATTATTCCTTATTGCATCTATACTTATTTTTATTCCTATACTCATTGCGTTTTCAAATTTATTTATTCAAAAATTTATTTATGTAACTAGCTATCAATCTTTATAAAATGCGAACCATTATCTCTATGCATTTTAAACATAATCAAGCTATTTGTGCCAATTTCCTCGCTTGGCGTAAATGAATCAAATACTATTGAAGTTGATCCTGCAGCAGTGTTACCATTTGCAACCAAATCAAAGCTTGTACCTGTTGCTATATTTATCAATACAAATTTATCGTTATTATCTAAATTGTAATAAGTAGCGGAGCAGGTTAATGTACTTATTGCAGCTCCACTCGCTATTGGTGCATCTATTTTAGCAATTAATGGCAAATAAGGTAAAAATAAACCTATAAAATCATTTGTGTATCTATTATTATTAGCAGCTATACCATTAGCATTCATAATAGCATTATTAGTATATTTATTCTGATTTATTAAAGCTGCAACTTGCTGTTCTAATTTTGATATTCTTTGTGAATCATTCATATTTTATCCTATTAAAACTGTATCTTGCCAATCACCTGTACTTTGATTTGAAACTGTTGTTATACTTGTTTCATCGTATTGCAATTCCCACCATTCGCCATTCCATTGATTAGAACCTGCATTATAAGTTGCTTGTTTCAAATGCCATTGTTTAGAATCATAAGTTAATAATTGGTGTGGGTAATAATTACCTTTTATAGTAGCAGTAATTATTTCTTTTACTGCTCTATTTTGTGCAAGTGCATTTAAAACCGCTAATTCTAATAAATAAAATGTAGATCCAATTGCAATCCCACTAATCCAATCACGTGTAGCAGGATTTGAACCATAGTTAACAGTCATCAATCCTTTTGCGCCCCCTCTTTGGTTATCGTATAAGTAAACTTTTTCTAATTGTTTTTCAGTTGGATCAAATGGCTTTGGACTTATAGTTGCACGATAGACAGTATTATCGCCTTCCATTCCTTTTTCTAAAAATAAACAAGAAAATGTACCTTTAAAATAAGCTGGCCCTTGACCAAATGAAGTTCCATTTGGTAAGTATCCGCTAAAATATGGATAAACATATACAAATAATTCATCAAAAGTAAATGCAGGTAAAACCGCAGTTATTAAACTTCCTGCTAAAATACCATCAAAATTCTTTATTACAGGATAATTTAATTGAACTGCTGATGCTGTTGTAGTCCAAACATAACTACCGCCTGAATTAGCTAAATAATAATATGTTCCTGTTCCTTTAACTTTTATTCTAATTCTTACATAAACATCAGTACTAACAAAATTATTAGCTGGTATTCTTACTTTACCATATGAACTTGATGCTATATAAGTTCCATCCACAAACCCAACAGCGCCATTAAAATAAGTAAATGCTTGTGTGTCAAAAACGACTTGCAATTTATTTGATTGACCGCCTAAAACATCAATTGCAGTAACTGTTGCTTCCATTTGTGTAGAAGCATCAACATCACGTTTATTTTCAGGAACTAATAAATTGTTTAAACGTGGCTTTTCAATAAATACAGTATAATATGGTCTAATACCAGTATAGCTTCCACCTTCCAATATCTTTAATGGCCCTGAATTATTATCTACTGCTACTCTTGGGCTTACTATAACTGTTGTGTTGTTATTGTTATCAATTCCACGCTGCCAAAACTTACTAGTTGAATTAGCATAATTTGCCATTTGAATAGCCCAAAATCTACCATTACTTTGGATTAACCTACATCCAAATATTATACATATAGTTTTTAAAACTTCAATATAATTTATTGTGTTTTGAGTTTGATCTTCGTTTAATTCAGTAAAGTTTGAATCTTTGGTTAGTATTGAATAAAGAATATCAGTATTAGGCCTATCAAGTAATGGTATAGTTGTTTCGTACCAATTTATATTATGCAAAAAATAATAAAGAATATCCCCTGAAAAATCATCATAAATACCAAGCTTTGTTAATGCTGCATTCATCATTGATCGCAATGGATACTCTCCTACTGTTCCTGGTGTTAATAAATCAAAAGGTAATTCATTTAAAAAGGCAAAATCATTAGCAGTAACTTTAAAACTCTTTCCACCTTCCAATGCATCATTATTCCAAGTGCTTTGATCCTGCACCACATTACCACGCCAATAATTAACATAAGATCCACTTACTTTCTCTTCTATTATAATATAATATGTTTGCGAATTTTGAGCAATCATATTTTTTAAAAATGTAAATAAAACACTATCGTTTCTCGCAGCGTTTTTAAATAGTTCAATATTTAAAGTTAATTCACTTCCAATAATTGGACTGTAATTTTCATCAGCTCCACTATCATAGCGCAATTCAAAGAAGTTAGAATCTAATACAAAATCAGATACAATTGAACCACTATAAGACTTATCAAATATTGATATTCTATATTCAATTCCATCAATACTAAATCCGTTTGTTTGATATCTAATTGCTCCCATTATCCAAATCTTAAATTACGATTGTTTTTACTTCCACTTTTACCATTAACAAAGTTTATATCATTTCCACGTATGTAACCTTCAATAACTAAATTACCGCTATTTTGACCGCCAATATAGTTTGAGTTTAAGTTTGGATTTGAGTTATTACCTCCACTATTACTAGTAGGAGCTGGTTGTGATTTTCTACCTGCTAATCCGCCTGCTGTTGCTCCAATTGCAATTAACGCTGTTCCTGCTGCTACATATGCAAATCCTTGAGGAACACCTGCAAGCATTAATGGCACTCCCATTGTAATTAACATAGAACCAACTTGACTTGCCATTGATCCCAATGCTTTTACTATTGAAACACCAATAGCATCCATCATATCAGTTTCTTCACCACTTAAACTTGCTGCCAATGAATCACCAATGGCTTGACCCATAGAAGCAAATGTATTTGCAATTCCTTGTTCTTTTATTTGCTTAAGATTAGCCCACATTTCTTGATTTATTTTCTGCATTTTTAAACTTGCAGTTTCCATCATTTGTTCTGCTAACAATAATTCAAGTTCAAAGTTCATATCAAAAACTTTAGCACCTTTATAAGCAATAGGTTGTAATTCAGGTTGTGGTAATCCACCAACAACTGACAAATCAACTTTATTTAAATATTTCCTTTCAATTGGCTTTAATTTGCTTGCATCTTGAATTGTCTTTATTTCCTTTGATAATCCTAGTTGTATTCTACCTTGTTCAATTTCATCTTTTAATAATTGTACTTTAGCTTCTAAGCCTTGTGTGTTTTTTTCTTGTATAATACCTAAATCAGCTTCAGTCTTTTTTTGACCACCAACCAAAGCAATTAAAGCATTTTCTGTTCTAAGCCTTGTTGTTTTTAAAGCATTATCTTCTCGTATTTTGTCGTTATGGTCTTTGTATTGTTTTATTAAAGCAGTAAAAGCAATAACTTGTGCTTCTTTATTTCTTATTTGTACTTCATCAATAGTAACACCTTCTTTTAAAGCAGTTAATTCATCTCTTAAAGCTATTGTTTTTTGTACTAATTCTTGTTTTGAATTACGTATTGCATCGCCATAATCTTTTTCCCTTTGTGCATTAAGTGCTAATTGCTCTTCATTTTTTTGTAAATTAACCCTATATTCATTTACCGCATAAGCAATAGCACCAATAATAAGAACCGCTCCACCTGTTGCAAGTAATAATCCTTCACTCATTGCTGCTATACCTGGTATAACTTTACCAACTATAACTGCATTTAATGCTGTAAAGCTTGCACCCATTTCTTTTATAGATGCTAATCCTTGTGTTAATGCTAATGCGCTTTGAACTTTTAAAAGCATTTCTTGCGTGGCTTTGCTTTCAGTCCCAAGCAATCCCATTGCACCTGTAACAATACTTGCTGCACCTGCAGCACTTTGCATTGCACCTGCTACAACTGTAAATTTAGAATCCGCACTAAATGCAGTAATTACAGTATTTATATCACCAATCTTATCTTTTAATTCACCTGCTCTGCTTGCACTGGCAATGGCTTGAGTACTCATTATACCATACTTTTCAGCCATAGCTTGAGCATCTTGTGTAGCTAATCTTAACTGTTGGCGCATTGTTTGGACTTTGTCGCCTAGTTTTTCAGTTGCTCCGCTTGCTTTTGCACCACCATCTACAACTGATTGACCTACAACAGCCATTCCTTCCTTTGCAGTCTTAGCTGCATTGGCAATATCTTGATTTAATGGACCTAAATTTAATCCAACCCCTAAAGCTAATATGTTACTACTATTTTTTGCCATTTATATATTAGTTGGGAAATGCCCACTCGCATCTTTTAAATCTTCTTTTATATCAATTTCTTTTACCTCAAATAACTGAAAATATTTTTCAATTTCAATTTTCTTTTGTGCTGTTTGAATTTCAGCAAAAGCATAAGCTAATCTTTTATTTAAATTATTTGTTGTTTGCGTATTCCATAAGTCATTGTGTTTCCACCCAATGCAACTAAAAACAAAATAATCAATACTGGCTTCACTTAACTTCATTTCATCCCAATCCAATATACCATAAGCAAATGACTTTACATCATCATAACTTAAATCACCACCAATTAAGCTAGTTAATTGGTGGTTATCTCGTTTGGGCTTACAATAGTTTGAAGCTTGATAATTTCATTTTGAAATTCAGCACCAAATTTGTATAATTCGTTTATTGATTCAATTTTATCATCTGCTTCACTTTCGCTTAATCCTTCGCTTAATTGAATACAGCAACTAACAAATTTCCAATATTTATTTTGATCGTAATCATTTAGTTCAACTATTTCATCAATAGCATATTCTTTTTGAGTAAGAACAGCCTTTTGCATAGTTTCATCAAGCTCACTAAATACTACCTTCTTAATTTCAAAACAACTTGAAATGTAGCTTAATAATTCGCTTGCATTTTTCACGTTAAGCAACTCCATTAGCTGCTTAACGTGTTTCATTTTCAATGCGTTCATAATTAAACTGTTCCGATTGTTACTGCCCCTGTAATTGCGAAAGTTAATGAACAAGTTATCTTGTCATCATTTGCACTCTTTACAGCACAATCTGAAACATATAAATTTCCACTAAATTTAATATCGCCACTAGTTGCGCTTAATGAATAAGTGAAAGCTAATAAAGTTCCTGCATTCCAAGCATCAATAGCATCTTTAAAATACCAATCAGTTGGTGAACCTGGCTTTGTTTCAAATATTACTTCTGCGCTTGCAGTTCTTTCTTTTAAACCTGGCATTACCTCTTTATTACCTGCACTTGTTTTGCTTGTAATATCAATCATTGCCAATTTTAAACCAAAGTCCTCAGATGTTACTTGGTTTATTAATTTTGTTGCAAGTGTAAATCTTGCATTATTTCCATTTGATGCCATTTTATATTTATTTAATTTTATACGTTGCTTATTGTTTGTACTCCAGTTCCCATAAATGAGCAACTAAATGTTTCTGCTTCATCATTAGAACTTTTTATTGTTAAATCAGATATATAACCTTCATAACTTTGTTTAAAATCCAATGCTAAAAAATCTGAATATAATAAAGTTACTTTTGTTTTTGCTTCTGCTATAGTTTGCAAGTCTAATAAAGTTACTTGGCTTCCTTTGTAACTAGTTGCAACTGTATTCTCTTCAACTTGTGGCCCAAATAAAGTAACTGCTGTAGCACTTACCTTGTTTACTGCAGCAAATATTCCACTTGTAGCAGCTAATGTATAAACTGCTTCGTATCTTGTCCAAGTGCTTGATAAAGTAATGGTTGAACTTGTTGTGCTACCTACTGAATCACCAACTTGAATTGTTACTGTTCCTGATCCTTTTAATGATATTGAAAATACTACTTTATCACCAATAGCTAATACACTAGGAGCTGTTGCAAATGTTTGTTTAATTTGCGTTCCTGTTCCAAAAGTATAAGTTTGCGCTAATATTTGATTACTATCGTTTGCAACCTTAGTTCCACTTATTGCACCTGTTCCGCCTTTTGTCCAAATTGCATTATCAAACGCTTCAGGCCATTGTAACAAATTAGTTAATCCACTTGTACAAATTCCTTCCATTGAGCAACTACCTTCTTTTAGTCCAGGTTGAACTTCTTTGTTACCACTTGAATCTTTTGTAGTAATGTCTATCATTGCCATTTTACTAGCAAAATCATTGCTTTTTGTTAAGGCTATTCTTTGTCCATTAACATATAATCCTAAATAATTTCCTGATACTGCCATATTTTTATAATTGTATTGTTATGTAATAATCTTGTTGCAACATATAAACCCCATCCACCGAACTATTATCATTAAAGATATCTCGTTCATCCTCAAAAGTAATCCTTTGTACTGTGAATCCTGCAATAGTTCCACTAGCACCATCCATACTTGTTCTAACCGCATCAGCAATGGCTTGCACCGAACTTAATGAAGTTGCAAGCATACTTAATTGAAAACGCATTTTATACCACCCAGTATTACCTTCTTTAGATTGTAAACTTGGTTTAGATATACTTTCGTAAATTATGTAAGGATAAGTATCAGTATCGGCAGCTCGCATTGGTCTAATTTTAGTACCTACTAAATTAGTAACACCAACTGTATTTACTAATTTATTATAAACTATATTACCTGCGTTTGATGTACTCATATTCCTTGTTTATTCCCTTGTTCTGCTACTATTTTTTCAGTTCCTTTTTTCAAGCTTTCAATAATACTTGCACCCATCGAATCGTAAGTTGGTCTAATAAATGGTTTTGATACCATTGTGCCTAAATACTTACCAGCGTATGGTGCATATTCAGGCTTTCCTTTAAACTTTTGAGTTCCACCGCTTACTCTCGTAAAACCACCTGCTAACAATCCTTTTTTCATATAGCGTTCCTTAGTGCCATACTCAACTAAATGTGCGTGATTACCACCTTCAAATGCTGAACTTTTATTGCTATATTGTGGGCCAACCCAAAAGAAATAATTACTTTTTTTAGATTTTATAACTCCAATACTTGCTTTTAAAATTCCCTTATCAACTGCTACCTTTGCAGCCATTTCAACTTCTACTTTATTAGCTTCATTGTGTGCTAAATCAGCAAATTGTTTTTCTGAATTAGCAAATGTTTTATCTAATAATTCTAAAACCTTTTTTTCAATATCATTAGATAATGTTACTTTCATTATCCAATCCTTTCTACACCACTTAACCTAGTAACTGTTCTACGTTGAAACTCAACAGCATCAACTATACCTGTTATTTGATACATTTGGCCTTCAATTCGCATTAACCAACTATTTGTTACACTTAATGCATCAATATCAGCCCACCTACAATCAACTGTAGTAGTTGTATTCGATTGGCGTTGCATATCATTAAAAGCTTCATTATTTGCCCTATTATTTACATAGCAAAAAATAGTAGCAGTAGCAGTTCCTGAATATGACTGAACAACCTCACCACTGTTTGAATCAGTAGTAATAATTGGAGCAAATAGCTCACAAGTCATATCAAATTTACCGCTAATAATATTCACTAGTAATTTACTATAATATTAGTTGCTGTTGTTGCTGTTGCATTTACTCTACGAACTGCTACAGGAAAGAATCCAACAGGAACAGATTTGTAAAGAACTGCAGTTGGTGTTCCTGCATAGTCATCAAAATGAATTACAGTTAAATCACCACTAACTCCAACGTATAATGTACCAGGTTTAGTTAAAAATGTTGTATCGCTTGGCGTAACTGTTGCGCCTTGTGTTGCTATTTGCTTAATCATATCGATCTGTTATATTTATTATTTTCTATATCTAAAAGAGTATAAACTCCAAACGGAATTTCACTTAATGTTTGTGATTGAGCTTGCTGCTTATTGTCGTACAAATGGCCAATAATTAATAGCATTGCACTTTTATAAGTTTGTGGAATTAATGCAGCACTTGTATAACCGCAAACTACTCGAATTTTAAAAGCATTTAATGTATCTTTTATACTTGGAATAGTATCTAACTTTACTCTGCAAGGTGAATTTAATAAATCAGTTACATATAATGTGCTACTAATTGTTTGCTCAATTCCATTTAAATCCAAATACTTTACACTTGTAACCGATTGAACTGGGGCTTTATTGATCATAATTGTTTTATCAATGATAGTATCAAATACCACATCAATAGTTTGTGTCATTAATGGCCTCCAAGTATATCCTTCAACAAATTGGCGAGCTGCTGTAATTAATGCAGTAATAAGCGCATCTTCAACTGAGTTATTTACTCTCAAATGAAGTTTAGCCTCTGCCAATGTTAATGGCTCGCTTGATGGTGCTGTTATTACTACGTATGTTTCCAATTACTTTACTGCTTTTTTAATTGTTTTTACTTCAACTTTTACTGCTTGCTCAATTTTAACTGCAAAACCTAATTCAACTAATTCATTAGCTTGATTTTCGTTAATTGTTGCTAATTCTCCAATATGATAACCTAAACCAAATCCGATCGGACTTTTTATAAATTGTATTTCCATTTTGAAGCGTGGGGCGGTATCGAGCCGCCCTACTTCCATTCACGCTTAATTACTGTTTAAACAGTTGTTGCGTCTAGTATAGCTGCGAATGCTGCTGGTTGTTTAACCGCAACACCTACGTATTGACTCATTACGATTCTAGTTTTACCACCGATTGCTTGTGAAGCAGGATCAATAACTAAATCTATTCCACCATATTGTCCAACTACCAAATTTTCAAAATCACCATAGATAATTGCAGAACAAGTACCTGAAGTTGAGCCTTTAGTTAATGTAGAAGGTACATTTGAAGTGCTATAAGTTTCTTTACCTGCGATTTGCTCAGGCTGTCCCATAAAATAATTCATATAAGGCATAATCATTGCACCACTACCTGAATCAATTACAGTTTGTTTTAATTTAGCTACAACTTTAGGATTTACTAAAAATTTGCCATTCATTCCTGCATTAGCTGTTTCAACAACTTGGATTAATTCAAGAATCTTAGCTAAAGTTGGCGCACCACCATTAGTTCCGATTGCTACCGATCCAATTCCACTAGTTCCTAATAAACCTGTAGGCTGTCCACTTGAACCTGAACCATTGATAGCTGCTGCTTCAATTGCTACTGCAAAAGCTTTCATAAATGATTGAACTGTGTAGTTTTGGATTGAGAAATTATCTTGTAACAATAATTGCTTAGATAAATCAACATACGCTGTTAATCTTTTTGGAGTGATTGAACGGCTTGCTGTTGTAGGATCACCTGCAGCTGCATCAGCAACTTCAGTTGCCCAACCTGCAGTAACACCTGCACTAAATCCTGTTAAATCAGTGTTAGCTGCTAATCCTTCTAATTTAATTGCACCTAATTGAGGTAATACAGTTTTAGCATACAATGCATCAAAAAACCCAACTTTATCAGTTGCAATAAAGTTACCACCTGCAGTTGCAGTACCAGTGCTTAATGTTCTTTTTTCAACAGTCAAAAATTTGTTTGATAAATACAAACCATCGCCCATTGATCCTAAAGCTCTTTTTTCTTTAGCTGATTCTTGTAACATTTCTTTTTCAAGACCTGTAATTGCGTTCTCATCACCACGTGATAAACTTAATTCACGAACTAATTTACCAAATGAAAAGTTAGCAATTTCTCTTTTTTCTTTGCTATCGCCTTCAGCAGTTTTTCTACCTTCAACATTGCTCTTAGCAAATTTTTCTCTTAATTCTGCATCTTTGATTTGTGCATCAAAAGCAGTTACATCAGTTTCGATTGAGCGCAAAGTAGTTAATTCTACTGCAGTCAATTCTCTTCCTTCTAATTCAGCTTTAGCAACTAAATCAGAACCTTCGTTTCTTTTTAACGCCTGTAATTGGCGTAATTCAACACTTGAGTTTTTCATTATTGTTTGTTTTTTTAGTTTAAATTAAATTTAAATTTTTGTGCTATATAATAGCTTTCATTTATTTGTTTTGTATCTTCTTTTTTTATTAATTCTTTGTTTCTTTTTTTGCAAGCTTCAACTTCAGTATCTTCATACGCTGGATTAACTACTGGTCCTACATCATATAATTTATCAATTTTTAAAATTGTTCTAAGACAAGATCCATCAGCAAATTCCTCTACTTTTTGCTCAGATACAGTAAATGCAAATGAACAGCCACGAATATTACCTGCTTTTATATTTTCAAGTACATCATTTCCTACAGTTGTATTTAATGCTTCAAATTCAAAATATAAGCCTTTTTGATCAACTGATAATTTAAGTGTACCAATACCATCTTTAGTTCTAGCTAATAACAACTCACTTTCGTGGTTAAATAAAGCTACAACATCAGTAAAATCACAACCATCAAATGCACCACGTGCTATTGTTTCATTGTAACCTTCATACATTGGATATAAACTATCAAATGTGCTTGCATAACCTTTTATAGTTCTGCCCTCTTCGCTGACAATATCAGCAGCTCTTGTATTAAATCTTCTTTCCATTATTGTTGTGCGCCACCCATTCCAGGTTGACTATTGGTTAATTGGTTATTTTTATCTGCTTGTGCTGTCCAAAAAGGAATAGCAGTTTCACCTGGCATCATATTGCTTGGCATATAGCTACTATTTGCATAATCTTCATCAATTGTATTGATTGCATACATTTTACGTACTTCATTTGGAGTTATTGCACCACTCGTGAACATTGTTCTTACTTTGCGCTCCATTGCTGCTGAATCGCCACGTAAAAGCATATCAGTATCAATATAACCATCATAAATATCACGTTCATAAATTGCATAAAGTTTTTGATCAGCTTCTTGTTCAAATCTTACAATCCAGGGCATTAAACAATCAGTTACATAGTTTATATTAACTTGTTCTAATGCTGAATTATTTGTATCTGATAAATCTTGTAATTTACTCAATGGCATTCTAAACCATCTAGCAATTTCACCTCTCATATAGTTTTCAGTTTCTACAAACTGTGATTTTTGAGGATCATTACCCATTGCTTCAAACTTTACACCACTTGGCATTGCAGCTATTGAACCACCAGTGTAAGATGCCATAAACATTTCAGTATATTGTCGTAGTTTCTTTTCATCGTTAACTCCTTCAAAAGTAAGTATGCCACTCATTGAAGCACCACCGCTAAAATATTTACTTGAATAATTTTGGATTGCTAAAGCGTGGCCTAATGTTTCTAATTGAAAAGCTAATACTGATTGGCCAACCATAGAATTACCTGGCCCTTTTATATGAAATATATCTTCACTAGAATAAATGCCACTTAAACCTAATGGTGTATAATTAATTTGATAAAACATTGACTTTGTATCAATATCAAATTCAGGAAATACAAAATTAGAATCTATGTAGTGCATTTCAGTAGCTAATCCTGCTTTATCACGAATAATTAATGCATAACCATTACCTCTAGCAATAGCATCATTTATAATTGAATATTTTAAACCAATTGGAGTTGAATAGCTATTTGGCTTAACTTGTAGTATCTTAGCAACATTTAAGTTACTTACTCTACTTTTATTACCATTCTTTTCAGTTTTTACAACTATATAAGGAAGTTTACTAATATCTTCAGCAATATTTCTAATACAAGCATAGTAAACAGCTAACTGCTTTACATTCTTTTCAGATACTTGTTCACCACTTTTAGCAAAGCCACTAAACCAATTCTGCAAAGGGAATCCGCTAAACTGGTTAGCAGGCATTAATGACTTTGGAGCTTTAGCCCTAAATGATATTGTCGGTAAAAAACGAGTTAATAAATTAGCCATTATTTTTACAAAGTAACATAAAGCTATTGTATCTAATTGTAACTATCTAATATAGCCCAAAATAATAGTTCTTACTTCTTTTAAAGCTATTATAAGTTTTAAACCTATTTCTTTTAAACTTATCAAAATACTCTACTTCTAAAGCAATATAAGCTTGTTCTCCATTTATGTGAAATGGTAATAAATTGTAATAGCGTTGAAAATACTCAGTGATTGTCATAATATTAATCTTTGTTGTAGCTTGTGGTTATTTATTCGTTCAATTGCTTTATCAAAATATTCTTTATCTAATTCGCAAGCTGTTAATTCAAATCCGTAATCGTGGCAGGCTATTGCTATTGAGCCACTACCTAAATGAGTATCGAGTATTTTATCGCCTTGCTTTGCGTATTTGTCTAAAATCCATTTGTAAAGTGCTACTGGTTTTTGAGTGGGGTGTATTCTGTTTGTATTAGCGGCAGCATTAAAATCGTATTTTTTACAGCTGCTTTTTAATGAAGTCCAAGCCATTTCAAATTGTGCAAAGGTAACATCTTCACTAAATCCTTTATCCCATAATAACCAACAAGAAGATGGTGTTAAATAATCTGTCATATAATTACCACCCCAAATTATTTGATTTTTAGATACTCTAAATAATTCATTAAAATAATATTCATTTGGTATTTCACTATCATTACCTGCAAATTTATGGTAATCACTTTTTTTATCTCCCTTTCTTCTACCCATTGAAACATTTATATTTATCCCATAAGGTGGGTCAACAATAGCTAAATCAAAATAGTTATCAGGATAACGTGCCATAAGCACCATATTATCTTCGTTAGTTATTTTCATCGTACATTAATAAAAAAATATTCTTGTTCTTTTGGATTCTCTTTCATATGTTGCATATAAGCAGCAATGGCCATTATATTTGATACAATACCATCAACTTTGTTTTCAGGTTTACTCTTATCCACTTTCATATTACCACTCGCATCGCGTAAAATCAATACGTTTCCTGCCATCCACCTTATTACTTCATTATTATTATGGCTTAATTCCTTACTTATTACTAATCTTTCAAGTTCAGCAGTAGGTGCAGCCATAGACATAAAGCCTTGCCTAAATGGATGTAAGCTAATTCCATCATCAGTTAATTCAGTAACTAATGTAGTTGCAAAAATAGCATCATAGTTTATAAACTGAATCTTGTATTTACTTGCAAGTTCATTAATATCATTCCTAATAATTTGGTGATCTATTACATTGCCTTCAGTAAATTTAATCAATCCAATCTTATTCCAATTAACATAATTGTGATAATTTCTTTTGTGGCGTTCTTTAGCCACATCGTTAGGAATCCAAAAGAAATACAATTGTTTAAAATCGGTTTCACCTGGTAATGGTGGAAAGTTTAAAACTAAACTGCTAAAATCTTGTGACTTACTCAAATCCATTCCACCAAAACATTCTCTACCTTCCAAAATGGATTCATTAAATGTTTGACCACTTGTAATCCATTTTTCATCAGGAATCCAAGTTGTTGCAGTATCAGTCCAAACATTTAAATATTTTGTTTTAAAGTTTATTTCCTTACTACCATCATTCTTTGCTGCAGTCAATTCGGCTTTTAAAAAATCAAGATTAACACTTACATTTAAATTAGGATTAGCTTTTTGCCAAGCGTTTTGATCTTGCCAATCATCATTCTCATCAATGGTAAATATCATTGCAAATAAAGTATCATCCTTTAGTTTTTTGCTTAATACTTCAATGCAATATTTACGCTCTTTAAAGCAAGGCCCATCTTTTAAGAATCCTGCAGTAGTAATTGTAAATAGCAATGGATTCTTTGTTGCTCCCATACCCGACTTAACCACATTATAAACTTCATCAGTTTTGTGAGCGTGATATTCATCAACTACTGCAATATATGGCTTTAAACCATCCAATGTATTTGAATCACTTGACAAAGCTTTCATAATACCAGTATCAAATCCTTTTTCAATATTAATCAATTCATACTGCATTACCCTAACTAACTCATTGAGCCAATCAGTTTGTTTAATCATTTGCTTTGCAGCCTTATAACAAATCGTGGCCTGATCACGTGTAGTTGCGCAGGTATAAATTTGGCCATCATCGTGAGTATCTGCAATTAATCCATATAAAGCAATGGCTGCAGCTAGTGCAGTTTTACCATTCTTTCTTGGAACTTCTATGTAACTTGTTTTAAATCTTCTTATTCCATTAGTATAATACCAACCAAATAGATTAGCTAATAAAAACTTCTGCCATAACTCTAATTTAAATGGCGATCCATCCACGTGATTCAAACTTTCAATAAATCCAATTGCAAAATTAGCTTTCTCATAATCTAAATAAATATCAGTTCTTTTTATATCATAAAGAAACCTTTGCTGTGATTTGTATATTAATTCACATTGCTCAGTTTCACAATATCTTAAAAGCTCAGATTCTAATTTAGCCATTCTTTGCTAATTCTCTTATTGAATCAAGTTTGCTCATTTTCGCCTTAGTTGTAGATTTGATTCTACTCTTTGGAGTTAATCCAATTTGCATTGCTGCTTTCATCATTGCATTAAAACTACTTTGTTTCATTGCGTGCTTTGGATTAGGTATTTCAGTACCATTACCAGCAATTATAGTAGCTCCATTTTTTTGGATGTCTAATTCAAATTGCGTATAATTTCCATACTCAGCGCAATAAGTTACAAATGCAAATAATTCTTTTGCTTCAACTTTTCCATTACCTAAAACTTCATCGTAAAGTTTTAAAAATTCCTCTTTTCCAAACTTATTGTTTATCAAAATGTTTGGCACTTCAATTTTGTTATTCATAACTGTTTATTAATCAATGACACTCCCCAATTTATGTTAAATGTATATAAAGGTT